ACAGAAAGTCAAAAAGTTAAAGTATTAGGTGCTTTTGATAAAGCAGGTACTGTAAAAGAAACTAAATTGGTATTTGAAACTTTAAACGAAGGTTTAAAAACTAAAAAATCCCCAATTAAAGAATCTTTAGGTGCAGCTTCAAGAGTATCCGGAAATGTTAACACGAAAAAACCAATTATTGAAACTGACCCAATGGTGGAAAGATTCAAGAAATTGGCCGGTTTAAAATAATTTAAAAACAATAAAAAACAACTAAAAATGTCACAATTAAATTCACTTTTAGAAAGCTCAGCGAACAACTGGAAAAGTGTTCAGAGCGATGCTGCTAGATTAGCAGACAAGTGGGAAAAGACAGGACTTTTAGAAGGTTTAGGCGAAGTTAACAAGAATAACATGAGTATGATTCTTGAAAACCAAGCTAAGCAACTTGTTGTTGAGCAATCACAAACAGACCAAGGCGGTTTTGCTGCTGCAGGTGGTGCTGGTGCTCAATGGGCAGGTGTTGCTTTACCATTGGTAAGAAAAGTATTCGGGCAGATTGCTGCTAAAGAATTCGTTTCTGTTCAACCAATGAACTTACCTTCAGGTCTAGTGTTTTTCCTAGATTTTCAATATGGACAAGACAAAGAGATCAATTTTGGTCCTGCAGGTCCTGTTTATAATGGTTCTTCATCAATGTATGGTGATACTAACCCAGGCCCAGGTGCAGACCCAAGAGATGGTTTATATGGTGCAGGTAGATTTGGATACTCAGTTAACCAATTCTCATCTTCAGTAGGATGTACTGTAGCTTCTGCTTCATGGTCAGACCTTGATTATGATGCTGAATTATCAGCTTCATTAGGAGATTTTGTTTCTGTAACTATACCTGCAGTTTCTGCATCTAGACCAGATTTAAAAGGTGTAAGAGCATTCTTCCCTATTTCATCTTCTGACATAGGTTGGGATTTCCAACAATCAATTGATAGATTAAGACCACAATACAGTAGAGTAGAAGGATCTAATATGGTTTTTGTTATGTCAGGATCTGCTGCTGATGGTGCTGTACCAGGTTCAGGAGCTGATTCAGCTGTATTATTCTATAATCAACAACCAACTCCAAATCATAGAGGTGATTTCGAAGATGCTGCAGGTGCAGGTAGACCAAACGCTGAATCTACTGCTGCTGACGCACTAGCAATTCCTTCTATTGATGTAAAAATGAAATCAGAAGCAATTGTTGCTAAAACTAGAAAGTTAAAAGCACAATGGACTCCTGAATTCGCTCAAGATTTAAATGCTTACCAAGCACTAGATGCTGAAGCAGAATTAACATCTATTATGAGTGAGTATATTTCATTAGAAATTGATTTAGAGATTTTAGATATGCTAATCCAAGATGCATCAGCTGCTGATGAATACTGGAGTGCAGTAAATAACAAAGGTTTAAATGCTGCTAAAACTGCATGGGATGAAAATTTAAATTTCTTCAACACACAAGGACAATGGTTCCAAACTTTAGGAACTAAACTACAGAAAGTATCTAACAAGATTCACCAGAAAACTCTTAGAGGTGGTGCTAACTTTATGGTAATTTCTCCTTCGGTTGCTACAATCATTGAATCAATCCCAGGATATGCTTCAAACGCTGACGGTGATGCTAACAAAGCAAAATTTGCTTTTGGTATTCAGAAAATGGGACAAATGAACAGCAGATATGATGTTTATAAAAACCCATATATGACTGAAAATGTAATATTATTAGGGTATAGAGGTTCTCAGTTCCTAGAAACTGGTGCTGTATTTGCTCCATATATTCCATTGATCATGACTCCATTAGTATATGATCCAGACACTTTCACACCAAGAAAAGGTCTATTAACGAGATATGCTAAGAAAATGATCAGACCAGAATTCTATGGAAGAGTATTTGTTAACGACTTAGCGTCTGTATAATAAAAACTTAACATAAGTTCAAAATTAAGCCTGGCTTTTTAGCTGGGCTTTTTTTATTCTACTTCTATTTTTTAATATTTATAACAAAATACTTATGAATATTCCAATTTGGACAGGTGTATCAACATTTACAGCAGGTCAAACCCCATTTGGTTTTTATGATAGTCAAACTGATTTTGCAACAGATGCTAATAAAGTAGCAGATTTTTGTGCAAGACGTTTAGGATACCCACTAGCAGATGTAGAACTACAATCAGGTTCTTTTTTCACAGCTTTTGAAGAAGCAGTTACTACATATGGAAATGAGTTATATGCCTATAAGGTAAGAGAAAATTATTTATCTATGGAAGGATTTACCACAGAATCTATTTCAAATAAAAAATTAATTAAACCTAATATGGGGGGTATTGTTAGAATATCTGAGCAATATGGTGAAGAAGCGGGAGTTGGTGGCAATGTAACATGGTATTCAGGTTCATTAAAACTAAAAGCAGGGGTGCAAGACTATAATTTAGATACTTGGGCATCAGCTAGTGCTAGTTTAGATCCTGGTGATTCAATAGAAGTAAAAAGAATATTTTATGAGATAGCACCTGCGATATCAAGATATTTTGATCCATATGCAGGTACAGGTACAGGTATGATGAATTTATTAGATTCATTTGGTTGGGGGAATTACTCACCAGCTATTAATTTTTTATTAATGCCTATAAATTATGATTTACAAACTATACAAGCGATAGAATTTAATGATCAAATAAGAAAATCACAATATACATTTGAACTTATAAATAATAGATTAAGAATCTTCCCAATTCCTTTTTACAATGATATGGGGGGGAATTTGGATCATTTTTTAAATTTTCAATATATTAAAAAATCAGAAAGACAAAACCCATACTTACCCGGTGCAAATAAAATTACAAATGTAGCAGAAGTACCTTTTGAAAATCCAAATTATAATTTTATAAACTCAATAGGTAGACAATGGATATTTGAATATACTTTAGCAATAGCTAAGGAAATGTTAGGATATATTAGAGGAAAATATGGTACTATTCCTATTCCTGATGCAAATGTAACATTAAACCAATCAGATTTAATATCAGCTGCAACAGCTGAAAAAAATGCATTAATAGAAAGATTAAGGGGATATTTTGATGAAACCTCTAGAGATAAACTATTAGAAAGAAGAGCTACTGAAAATGATTTTTTACAAAAGGAATTAAATAAGGTACCTTACACAATTTATATAGGATAATATGGCTTTATATGGTAGTCAACGTGATGTAAGTCTTTTAAGACACATAAATAGAGAATTAATAGGTGATATTATTTCCCAGGAATGTGCCTACTATAAATTTAAGATAGAAGAAACCAATGTAAATTTATATGGAGAGGCTGCGGGGGCTAAATATTATTACCCTCCAGTATTATTAAATTGTTTAATTGATCATCAACCTCAATCATATCCAGATGATGAATTTGGTGTACGTTATTATAGAAATGTTGATTTTAGATTTTTAAGGGATGATTTATTACAAAGAAATCTTGATTTTAATAAAGACTATGATCAAGGAGACTATTTTGGAGCAGATTTAGAGCCTGAAGTAGGTGATATAATTTTTTACTATGGGGGTTATTATGAGGTTGATGATGTAATAGATAATCAACTTTTTGTAGGTAAAGACCCTAGATACACATATGGAGGAGATAATAATCCAATTAACCCCGGATTAGAAAATTTCGGTAGAGATTTATCTATTATTTGTAAAACACATTATCAACCAGCAGATAAAGTTCAACTAGAAAAAGCAAGAATAAATGGCTGAAAATTATAGAAGACCAACACCAAAATCTCAAAGAGAAATATCTGAAGGATTGCAAACTCCTTTTGATGCTAAAATGGGTAATCCTAATAAAGCCGATGAGGGTAAACAATTTCCACCTGAAAATGAAGCTAATATTCCATTTAATAGATCTACCCAAATGTCATTTAAAAATGATACTACTAAACCTTTTACAGTAGGATTAAAAGATATTGATGAATCCATAATGTATTATTTTGATAATGTTATTAGACCTTTTGTAATACAAAATGGGGAAAGAATAGCTGTACCTATTATATATGGTTCTCCTGAAAGATGGAAATCAATGCAAAAAGATACCTATCTTAGAGATAAAAAAGGTGCCATAATGATGCCCATAATAGTATTTAAAAGAGATAATATAGAAAAAAATAGAGCATTAGCTAATAAATTAGATGCTAATATGCCTAATTTATATACTTCATGGCAAAAAGTATGGAATAATAAAAATATTTATAGTAATTTTAATTTACTTAATAATAGAATACCTACAAAACAATACATAGCTAATGTAGTACCAGATTATGTTACATTAACATATAGTTGTATTATACAAACATACTATGTAGAACAATTAAATAAAATAATTGAAGCAATAAATTATGCTTCAGATTCTTATTGGGGTAATCCCGAAAGATTTAAATTTAAAGCCTTAATAGACAGCTTTGCTACAGTAACAGAGTTACAACAAAGCCAAGAACGATTAGTAAAAGGCACGTTTTCATTAAAAATGCACGGTTACATTATACCAGAAACAGTACAAAAAGATCTTAACTCAGTTAAGAAATATAATAGCAAATCTAAAATAATATTTTCAATGGAAACAGATTCAACCCCACAAAGATATGAAGCAAATCCTACAGTAACTCCCGATGGAAGAACTAGAACAAATATAGATGGAGAAACTTTGAATTCCCACAATGGAGAATCAAATAATTATTAATTTGTTTATATTTATAAACAGTAAATTGGGTATTCTATGGCTTCAAATGTAAGATTTCTTGATCAAGTTCCGGTTAGTGCATACAGCACTACGTCAGCTCTGACTATAAATACTGGTTCTTTTATGATAACTGGTTCTGCTTCTGGTAGTACTTTAACTTTTACTAAAGGAGATGGTTCAACTTTTAATCTCCAAATAGCAGCTTCAGCTAGTTCGTTAGATTCTTTAGTAACTGCATCCGTAGCAGGTACTACAATGACATTTACAAAAGGAGATGGTTCAACATTTAATGTTACTTTACCTGGAGGAAGTGGAGAAGGAATATTTGCTCAAACGGGTTCTTACTATGCTACAACAAATAATTTACAAATAACAGGCAGCTTATCAGTAACACCTGGGACTGTAAATGAATTAACAGCTTCATATGCTATATCAGCTTCACATGCTTTAGAAGCTGTAATTGAAATTACAAAAGAAGTATCTTCAAGCTATGCTGATTCAGCTTCATTAGCTGTATCTGCTTCATTTGTTCCTTTTGATGGTAATAGAGTAATAACAAATCAAGACCAACCTACAGGAATTAAAAATGTAAATTTTGGAGCAAATGGTTTAACTGATTTTATAGAAAAAGTATATTTTGCTAATACTGCCCCATCTATAACCACTACAGAATTCAGAGATGTAGCAGAATTTACTCCAAGTAGTTCTTT